TCATATGTTGCAAATTATGAATAAGTCTGGTGTTGCATCCAGCAAGTCTCTTGTTACGGGCGCATGCGTTGTAGATAAGGGATATACTGGAGAGATATTTATTAATTTGCACAACATCGGAAGAGAAACACAAATGATAGAGCCAGGCCAAAAATTAGCACAAGGAGTTTTTGTGAAAGTTGCAACGCCTGCTTTGGAAGTTATAGAGGAAGACAATATCTATGGCAAAGAAACTTCTCGTGGCCACGGCGCATTAGGGTCGACAGGGGAATGAAGTGGGATTTGCAAGAAAAATCAAAAGAAAACAACAGCAAAAATTTTTCAAAGACTTTAAAAAAAGTATGAAAAACTTTAAAAGACAAGTCGCATGTAGTCGTTGCGGATACGCACCTGTCCCCGGAGAGAAGATTGACGATTGGCACATTGATAAATATTCAGATAATATTGACTTAGTATGTACAAACTGTTATAATAAAGAAGAAGAAAAGGAGTTGGAAAATGTTTAAGAATGCGTTTTCTTTTGATGATGTATTATTACTTCCACAATACAGTGATGTTAAATCCAGAAGTGAAATAGATCTCACAAGAACAATAGGGAAAACTAAGTTTAGTTTGCCGATTATATCCAGTCCTATGGATACGGTAACGGAAACAGATATGGCCTCGGTTATGTATGACCGAGGCGCCCTAGGGGTCATACACAGGTACAACACAATACAAGAACAATGTGACATGGTAAAAGATTCTGAACTCCGTGTTGTTGCAGCCGCAGTCGGCGTTTCTGGTGACTTCGAAGAGAGAGCATGGGCCCTGTATGATTGTGGCGTAAAGATCATATGTGTCGATGTAGCCCATGGCCACCATAAACTAATGAAGGAAGCTCTTAAGACTCTAAAGGAGAATTTTGGAGACTCGGTCTCTATCATCGCCGGCAACGTGGCATCCCCCGAAGCTTATAAGGATTTAGCCCATTGGGGTGCTGATGCTATTAGGGTCGGAATTGGCGGAGGGTCTATTTGTTCCACGAGGATCCAGACTGGCCATGGCATGCCCACGTTCCAATCAGTTTATGACTGTGCGCGCACCGATTGTGATGTGCCGATTATAGCAGATGGAGGCATCAAGAGTGCTGGAGACATTGTAAAGGCTCTTGCGGCCGGTGCGGATTTTGTTATGCTTGGTTCTCTTCTCGCGGGCACAGACGAATCTCCAGGAGAATCCTTTTTATCAGCTGACGGAAAACAATACAAGGTGTATAGGGGAATGGCCAGTGTTGAAGCCCAGAAAGATTGGAGGGGAGAAGCAAGATCACTTGAGGGGGTTTCAACTACAATCCCGCACAAGGGAAGTGTTTTGAAGATTCTCGATGGCTTGAGGCAAAACATTAGAAGCGGTCTATCTTACAGCGGCTGCAGAAATATTTTTCAACTTCAAACAACTGCGAAGTTTGTTCAACAATCTGTATCTGGTTTAGCTGAAAGTCGCACGCATATTCTGCCGCGATGAGGGATCCTAACAAAAATACAACATTCACTTTTTTTTGCTATGAGCACGAATCTATTGACTTAAAGATAAGATTAAGGTATGATGGATTAAAACAGAGTGAGTTTTTTAGAAGCATTTTAATAAAATATATCAACAAAGATCCGGTTATGTTAAGACTGGTGCATGATATAAAACAAGAACAAAATATAATGGGGAAAAATAAATTGAAAAAAACACGAAAAGACTACGATCAATCGAAAGATTTATTGAGAGAACTTGGGATAACCGAGGCTGATAAGGATGATATATTTGATATTATCGAGGAGCACGCCTTGGATGAGTGATAAATGTGAAAATTGTGGCCCTAATTGTGCTTGTGGGGTCGACGAAAAAGATAAAGAGCATTATAGAATGTGGATAGATTGCCCAGAAGATGATAACTGCGCACTAAAATCAATAGACAAGCACGGCCCGATGACCCTCGAAATGATTGCTGATAGGTTAGGTGTTTCTATTGTTAGGGTTTCTCAAATAGAAAAAGCAGCACTAAATAAGCTTTCAAAACGAATAAAAAATATGACTTTTCTTAAGTAAAGTTACTATTTATAACTGTATTATTGAATAATCACTATTCTTAAAGGAGATTCAAACAAATGAGTGATGAGAAAAAACTACTTTCAGAGAGCACGATTCGACGCTTCATGACACTGGCCAATACTGGTCCGTTGTCTAACAGCTTTATCCAGGAAAACTTCAACGAAGAAGAGATTACTGAAGAAAACGAAGAAGAGGTTAATGAAGACGAAGAGATCGAAGAAAATCTTGATGGCGAAAACGCCAACCGCGAAGCAGACGTCGAAGAGGGCATGGGAGTGTATGCCAGAGACGAAGAAGAAGAAGTCCCAGTCGAAGATGAAGAGTTAGAGATGGATATGGGAGAGCCCGAAGCAGACGCCCCGGCAGCAGAAGCAGATATGAGCTTATCGGAAGAAGAAGCAAGGCTCTTAATTGATTTAGGTTCCAGGCTTCAGCAGCTCGTAGGTGCCGACGCCGCCGAGGAAGAAATGCCCATGGACGACATGGAAGATCTGGGAGATGTAGGCGAACCCGAAGAGGAAGAAGAGGAACCAGTCATGCAAGAGCAGGAAGCCCTTGTGCAAGAGGTCCTAAAAAGAATAACAAAAAAGATAGTTTCAGAGAAACTAAAAAAGAATAGAAAGTAAAACATAATACACTCGTCACTCATAAAAGCCCCAGCCCCATGGGGCTTTTTTGTTGTTTTTTTGGTAAAGATATTGTATAATGTAAGAACAAAATCACTAACATAAGGAGAAAAAGTGATAAAAAGAGTTTCCACGTTGCCTTCCGCAGAAGAAAAGCAAAAGAAAGAAAAGCAAAAGAAAGAAAAGCAAAAGAAAAAAAAGAAAAAATTAGAAGAACAATTTATTATTGTTAACAACATTCACCCTCCAGAACAAGAACATCCAGAGTTAAGAACTATAAATTTATATGGAGATATAACAGAGAAGAGAGGATCAGAAGTCGTTGCTGCGCTTTTGTTTTTTCAAAACTCAGCTATAACTACTATGCTAGAGGACCCTTCCGATCCGGAAAGTTCGCCAATTATGGTTGCAAGAAATATTAATATGTATGTTTCAACTCATGGTGGCACTGCTTCGGATATGTTTTCGATTATTGATGTTATGGATTCGATTAAAGGGGCAACTTGTGACATTGAGACCATCGGTATCGGAAAGGTAATGTCAGCTGGCGTGCCAATCCTCGCCGCCGGAACCCCAGGCAAGAGAAAGATAGGCAGAAATTGTAGAGTCATGCTACACAACGTAATGGCCGGCACCGGAGGGACCATCTTTTCAATGGAAAACGAACTAGAGGAGATCAAGTGGGTCCAAGATAGTTATATAAAGTGTCTAGCGAATTACACAAAATTAACCCCGGCAAAAATTCGCAAGATTTTGAAAACCCAAAAAGATACATACTTCTCGGCAGAAGAAGCGATAAAAATGGGTATTGCTGACGAAATAATCTAATTAGTTGGAGGAGAACTGTAATATGACTTGGTATAGAGAAGTGCTTTCTGAGAATAAAAAACAAACGATATCTTCAAAGGATGGGCTATTTTCCTTGTTTGAAGAGGTCTGGAAAGATCAAAAAAAGACACTAACAAACAAGCAGAGATCTCTTCTTTCGGACGATTTCTTTCAAAATACTCTTTTAGAAATCTTCTCTGGCATTGATTATTCCGCTTTATCTCGTTCTATGTTGAACGAGAATAAGACTCTCGATCAAATCATATTAGAGAAAGAAAATGAACCTACGGCAGAAGAAATCAAACTCGGCCTGCCAAAATTAAGAATCTCGGAAGATTGGGGAGTGCCTGAGTCTCGCGACAGGCAAATTATTGAAGGCTTTACCCGAGGCATTCCCGGTGGTACTTTGGAAGAAAAACTAGCACACATCAATAATGTAGCGACTGGAGAAGTTCAGCTGGCATCTGTCGGAGAAGTTCTTTCAACTATGGTTGTACTGGAGGTGCTAAGTACAATATTGGCACAATTTACTGAGGCTGCTGGTGGGTTTATTTTTGAAGGCTTTCTCGCTGGATTATTTGGAGAAGGGTCTGTGCAGATTACAGATGTAGAAGCAGAAGATGACGCCACAGGAAAGCCAATAACGGACGTCCAGCTTGGTGATAGAGAGTATTCTTTGAAACTTCTTAACCCTAAAACTGCTGTTAAGGGTTCTTGGAGAAACATGGTGGAGCACTTTGCCGGGGGCCGTGATCACGTTGTTTATTTAGATGCAAGACGCTCTGGTTCCGGTGCTTCCGATAGCCTATTATTTAGCGAGTTTGAAATTACTCTTGCAAATTACATACAAGTATTTTATGATCCATTCAAGAAATTTGCAAAGGCAACAAAAAATGTAGAAAACAAAGAAGAGTTAGTCGCAGCACTTCAAGATCTAGGAGATAGAGTCTTCCAGGTTCGATTCTCACAAAGGGTTGGGGGAAAATCTAACTTCTCTCTAAGAGGAAAGAAGGGAGAACAAGAAAAACAAAGATTAATGTCAGCGATTCAAGCCGCTGATGACTTGCCTTCTGCAGTTATAGGGTATTCGGAAGAAGATTATACAAAGAGCGTCAAAGCCACTAGGTTGTTTGGGTCCGGTGAACAGTTCAATGCAGTGCAGCAAGCTATAAGCACTGGAGACAAAAACGAAATAATAGCAGCACTTAGAAAGACCCGCGGCTACATCAAAAAAGAACAGTTTGAGTTCACGCCAGATCAAGCGAAGAGTATAGCAAATG